CTTCTTCCACATTTCTTGTAGTTGTTCAAGATTCATATATCTAAACTCAATTGAACATTAGTAGTAAATTTATTATAGGTTGTGCCGTTAATATGGCAATAAGTATTGAATACTTTTTTCATTTCATCATGAGAGAGACCACAATGTTTTGCTGCTTGAGGTATGTTCCATTTAGCAGCAAATAACATTTTAATAGCATATGAACGTTCTTTCAAATACCTTGGTCTTTAGTCTTAGCAAAAAACTCTTGCATTGAAGAGGATACATCAGGTGGTTCTGGGTGTTTGTATCCCTTTATCTTCATCCAATCATTATGCATTGCTTGCATACGCCAGGATTGAGCAAGACTCTTAGGACCATTGTCCAGTAATTCCCTTGAAGATTTGCCAAGTATTTTCATACCTGCATACTCTTCCCTCCAATTAGAATCATCCCATTCAGTTTTATAAGTCCTTTCTGGGATGTGTTCCTTTCCGACCTTTTTTCGTAATGACACTAAGCTACCTCCTATACCACAATATGTATAGACCTTAGCACCTTAGCACAGAATTAAAAATTTTGCAACTACCTTCTGTCTCTGCTTCCCTGATTCCTTACTTCAAATGCCGAATAGTTAAAAGTTGCTGTAGCAGTCATGAATTCATTGTCGGTTCCTGTAACATCGAAAGCTACAGTGGATAATGATACTGGCCAAAGACTCTGAAATACTACATCAAAGTTTGTAACATTATTATTATTTAAAACCAATAGCGTTGCATCAGACCATTTAGCATCATCGGTTTTAGATCTAACATCCATTCTATATTCATTATTCCAATTCATTCTATCAATATAATCTTGAGGAGTTCCTAATGCTCGTATCCAATTATGAATCTCCATATAATTTCTAAGGTCTTCATCAACAATGAAATCCAAAGTCAGTTGACTATACTCTATATTACCACTCATAGGGATCTTAGCATATCCAGCAGTAGGAATATCAACTTGCCCTAAACTCATCTCTGGTATTGATGCTCTTTGGCATAGAAAAGAAACCTTCTTTGCTTTATCCAATACGAATACAAATCCTATTGGTGATAGAAAGTTCTTGTTTGTTAATTGATCTTTATACCAGTTTGCCATTATAGCAGTACTATTTTAATTATTTATACCCACCGATTAACAACTAATTCAACAGCATTACTTGAATTGACTGTCTGACTCTCTACTTGAAATCCTTCAGACTGAGCAACACTAGTAAGTAATTGTATACAATACAACTGTGTTATCTTTTCTAAGAATCTTTCTATTGGTATTTGATGAGACCAAGTTTGTCTATCGGTTATCAACTCATAGCATTGAGTTTGTTTATTCCACACAAAACCCATATCATCACCTACCGTTACTTCACATCTCACTCTTTCGTGATCGTGTCCTATAGGATTTACTAACTCTCTATTGATATCAACTGGATAACCATCAAGCATCAATGCCTGTATTAATGCTGGTTTGTTTGTGATCTTCGTTTTTATTTTGCTGAAGTGTGACATTGTAGTACTCTGGTTTATATTCTCTAGAGATAACGTTAACGTTATTTAGAGCCTTCTCAAATGGTAGTGTAACATCTAAACACTCATTCGATTCAACTCCTTGTACCTCTTCTATAACTGTACCATCCTGTTGGATAATAAATTTAATTGTTTGTTGCTTAGGCATATACTTCTCCAATCTCCCAACATTCAATACCATCATTTGTAATTATATCCATAGCATACTCTACACGATTGGCAGGTAACACTACACAATATCCTATACCGAGATTAAATACCCTTTTCATTTCATCCATATCCATATTACCTTGACGTTGAATCTCTAAGAAAATATCTGGTACTGTCCAAGAATTCCAATCAATATTCACTTTCAATCCTTTAGGTAAGCAACGTGGTAAGTTCTCTGGAATACCACCACCTGTAATATGAGCCATACCATAGATGTCTATTCCATCTCTTAATAAATTTTTCACAACAGGTGCATAGATTGTAGTTGGTGTAAGTAACTCAGGATAATTACAATAATTCAACTTAAGTCTACGTGCCAAGTAATTAACAATACTATACCCATTACTATGAAGACCACTACTTGCTAATCCAATTACTCTATCACTTGGTTTAATACTCCTACCATCTATAATGTCTTTCTGCTCTACTATACCAGTACAAAATCCAGCAAGGTCAATCTTCATCTGATACTGAGGATGTTCAGCAGTTTCTCCACCTAAGAGATCCATTTCTGCAATCTCACATCCCTTAAGGATGCCTACCATAATATCAGCAATATCCCCATCCAACTTCTTAGTAGAAATATAATCTAAAAAGTATAATGGTTTAGCACCGCATGTGATTATATCATTCACACACATAGCAACAAGATCTATACCTATAGTTGTATAGTCATTAGCAGCTTGTGCAATATCAATCTTAGTTCCTACACCATCAGTTCCAGACACTAAAACAGGTTCCTTGTATCCTACAGGAACCTTAAACATACCACCAAACCCACCAAGGTTAGGAACTTTCTTTTTAAGATCTTCTACAAATTTATTACCAGCCTCTATATCAACACCAGCAGTTTTGTAATCTAATACAATACCTTCCTTTTTAAAATCAAGAGGTTCAAAATCAGACATTGTTTTCCATCCACTCACTAATAGCAGCATCATACTCTGCAGTATGTTTAAATGCCTCTAACATAAATTGTCTTCTTAAAGTCTCAGGTTTGATTGTTATATTACCTTTGATTGAATCTAAGTAAATACCATACTGATTAGGATTAGTTAAAACAGCAACATCTTTATAATTCTTTGCTGCTGACCTTACCATACTAGGACCACCAATATCAATATTCTCAATCGCATCTTCAAGAGTTACATCTGGTTTGGCAACTGTCTCTTTAAATGGATATAAGTTTACTGCAACAATATCAATCAATTCAATACGATTAACCTTACGGTCTAAATCATGACTAGCATTATCACGTTGAGCAAGAATGCCACCATGAATCTTAGGGTGTAAAGTTTTTACTCTTCCATCAAGAATTTCTGGTGAACCAGTGTAATCAGATACTCTCATTACTGGTATGCCTTCTGCTTGAAGAACAGCATGAGTTCCACCACTAGATATAATTTGATATCCAGCACGAACTAATCCTTCTGCAAAATCAACAATACCTGTTTTATCTGAAACGCTTAGTAATGCGTAATAATTCATAATTAATGTACGTTACAAACTGAATCTGGATCCCAACAATCAGGACAATCCATTTCGTGTTCATAGTTATGAAGTTTATGAATCACTGAATCGTATCTCTCTGCAAGATCCTTATCTTGTGATCTTACCATAGATGCGTAATATTGGCAAGCATGAAGCATCCTTTGTATTTCTTTTTCATGAAATTGCATGATACAAATGGATAAATATATATTTATTTAAACTGTGAGGGTAGGAGTCGAACCTACAAGTCCCGCCAGGAACACTAGTTAAACAGACTAGAGCGTTTACCGTTTCGCCACCTCACAATGATGCTCTATGGAAGAGCATTCATTAGGCGTTGGACTCCTATACCACCACCAGATCTAGGGAAGAAATCAAATGAGAGGAAGTCTTCTAGTTCTTTCTCTACTCTTTCCTTACCAAATAAATCAATAATTAATTGAGCATACTTACCATCTGATATTGTATAGAAAGTATTACGCATCTGTTCTTTATCGGTACTCCTTTCAGCACTACCGATAGTTTCCATACCACCTAATATAACATCAATCTTTTTACTAGTACCACTAGGTTCTGGGAACCTTGACATATTCCAGAAAGGTGATGTCCACTCAGGGAAGTCAGTAATCATACCAGAACCAATTTGTCTTTCATGATCATGATCTAATTCTTCAGTATTGAAATGGTCGCACCATGCTGCGTAAGTTCTTTCAACTAATGGTGGTAATCCCATATGCTTACATAGGTCTATCTCCATTTGTTTAAGATCATCTACACCACCATGCATTTCAAACTCAAACATTGGGAAGATTGTTTCATGTCTGCCTGGTACAGGGTTAGGTTCTGCCCTATATGAAGTAGATAAACAGAAAAATCCTGGTGCTTCTGGATTTGAGAGTAGTTCATATTCCAACCACATCTGTCCTGTCTGTGGTAGTGGCCAAATATTACCACCGTAATTGTATGTTGCTACTGTTTCAGGGTCTTCACAAGCAGCAAGGATGCTCAATCTATTCTGAGTATGAACTTCAAAAAATCCTTTAGACAAAAAAAATGACCTCAAACGGTCAAGTGTCGTAGTATATTTTTTGGGGTCAATCAAGCTTGTCATTATTTTTTCGCAAAACTAATCTATTTAGCATAAAAAAAGAGACCCCTTTGGGGTCTCTTAAGTTATGTGTTAATCTCAAATTACATGAGGTTAGCAACTTGTACACGTCTGTAGTACTTGTTGCTGTTAGCTGTAAGAGCACCAGATCCCTGAGTAAGTCCCTGTGAGAATGGGTTTGAAACCATGCCGTAACGAGTCTTGAATCCAATTTTTGGTTGGAAGGTGTCAGGATTAATTGCTCTGACCTGCTGTAGAGGTACATATGGGCAATAGAATAATCCAGCGTCATAAGGTGAAGTACCTTTGTATCCAGCAACGTAGAAGTGCTTGTCACTTACGTTAGCAGAATATGGGTCAACGTAAACCTTGATGCGTCCGTTAAGAGTACCAACAAGTGTGCTTGCAGTATCATCAACACCAGTAAGAGCATTGTTGCCGTTAAGAGCAGGTGT